TTATTTTGATTCAGATTCGGATTCAGGAGCAATCATTTTCATTGCTTCTTCGTCGCTGAAACCAGAGGCAGTTAAAAATTGCAAACGTGCACTTACAACTATGATTGCATAATTTTGAGAATTTTCCATACTAGCTTTCGCATTAGATAAATCTTTTATATTCTGTTTATCAACATATTTTTTTGTTGATGAAGCTATTGACTGCATATTGAGTATATAATCTTTTGCAGCATTCTTATATTCTTTTATGCCGTCACATTTTACAGTATCAATGTTATTCCAATAAATTCCAAAATTGTTTTCAGCAGTTTTGCTCGCATCATATAAATCCACCATTGATACACCATCGGCACTCATAATTTGAGCTAGTTTATTATAATCGGATTCAGCAGACAACATAATATCATATACCTGTTTATCTGCTTCTGAAGCCTTTTCACGATTATCAACGGTAGCAGTTTCTGATTCAGAGGTGTTTATTTCCTCAGACTCATCCACTTTTGTTTCTACGGTTTCTACTTTAGTATTGTTAGATGAAGTTTTGTTAGATGAGTTTGCGTTGCCTCCTATTACAGCAACAAGACCAATTGCGAAAAAGGCAGTAATAAAAATTCTTATAGGTTTATTAAATTTTTTGTATTTCCACATTAAAAAAAGGCCAACAGGAAAAAAGCAACAAAACGTCATAAGAATGATAAACCATGTCTTTGAAAAAATAGATTCTTTTTCTTGTGCAATGGGTGCATTATCCAAGCCAACACCATTTAAAATAGTTGTCGATTGATCATTTTTTATTGCAGGTTCTGATGGCTCTCCACAATTGGGACAGAACTTCCCATCAAATTCAGTTCCACATTTTTTACAAAACATTTTCATATCCCCTTAAACTTTAAATTTTTTACCACACTTCAAACACGTCACTTGTACTTTTTTAGCACCGACATTTCCTGCAACAAGCCCTAATGGTCCTACTAAAGCAGCTCCAATAACTGCTTTCCCGATTCCGAACCCTTTTTTATTTCCAGATAATGAAGTAGAACCGCATCGTGGACATTTGGCCATTGAGGTATATTGTTCCCTTTGAAGTTGGAGCTGTTCTTGCTGTGCTTTTAATGATAATGCTTGCATTTTTATTTGTGCTTGTTGCATTTGCAGCTCATTTTGTACCCTATTTTCGGCTATGGCAGTATCAGTAAGCGGTGTGCGGCAGTTTGTGCAGTAATTTGAATTGTTTGAATTATAAGTACCACAATTAGGACATTTAGCTGTATCTGCTATAAGTGCCTCTGAGGTTAACATTTCAAGTTTTTTACCACATGAAGAGCAGTAAATACTGTCGTCAGAAATTGTAGCATCACAGTATGGACATTTCATATTCTATCCCCCTTTTTTCTTATGTTTAATATTAAAAGCCTTAGGCTATTTTAATCTATAATCATTTGTTACATGACCAATTCTATAGTATCAGCATCTTTTTTACTAAAATCATCATTAGCAATATGTAAAAGAGCGTGCTGGTATGCGAGCATTTGCCGCTCTTGGTTCAACCTTGAATTTATTATAATCGTAAAACTTCCATCACTATTTGAGATTACTTGTTCTTCAATTCCACTGTCCATATCTAAAAAGTACACCCCAATCGCCTCTGTAAGCAATGGATTATTCATTCATATCAACACCCTTCATCATTATGTTTATCTTCCTGTTGCTTTAAAGTTTGTATAAAATCTATATGAGCTTTAAGGCGCTCTGGAGATAATCCCCTTGTCGCATGGAACAGTGAACGAAGCTCCGGATTTTTAAAAATCTCTTGGGCAATTTCACGAGTTTCGTCATTGAGATAGTAATATTCTTTCTCATTATCATCTTCTGTATTTCCGTTCATAAGATAATCCACAGTAACACCAAAGCGGTTGGCAATTTGCTGTATTTTTGTAGCATTTGGAGTACTTTTACCAAGTTTACTTATATATCCTTTTCCAAAATCAAGTTCTTGTTCAAGTTGGTTCATTGAAATATTATTCTTTTTACACAAATCTTTAATACGCTCTTTTAAGTCCATTTTGCGCTCCTCCAAGAATCTCTGAAAAAATCGCAAAAAACCCCTTGACATTCTGAAATAATCGCGTATAATGTAAGCATAAGGTTCTGAAAAAATCGCAAAATTATAGCGGTGAAAATGTCTGGAAATTTTTATTAATTTTGATTGACAGCCTAATTATAGAATATTTTCAGAAGTAAGTCAATACATTTTAGCGATTTTTTCAGAATAATAATGGAGGTGATTTTACGAGACAGGAAGAAAATCAAATAATGGTGTACGACAATATTTGCTTGGCCGCAAAAAAGTCGGGTCTATCAATTAATTTTATTGAAATTGAAGCGGGATTGTCAGTTGGAAGCTTGTGTAAATGGAATAAGGTAAGTCCTACGGCAAGAAGTTTAAAAAAAGTCGCAAAATTGTTAGACGTAACCGTAGACAGCCTACTGGAAGATGGCCCAGACGCTTAACATCACATTAAAAAAGAGGAGGTGAGGGATGGTTACGGTTACATATTCCTTCAAGTCCTGCCGGTACCGGGGACGTTGTCCAGAAAGGAGTAGGCGGTACCCATGTAAAGATTATCGAAAAAGGGCAGAAACAAGTACAAACAGTTCTGCATACAATCTACCGAAAGGGGTGACTGTATGAAAAAAGAGCCAGTTATCGAGAATTTTATAGAGATTGATGGCAGGGATGTTTTAATAGATTCTCTACCTGTCGAGGAACGTGAAAGAATTGGTATTTTGATCCAGGACAGAATGATGGAACTGGTTGGATACAGAAGAAAGAATGCATCCGGCTGAGGCCGGAACCAGTGGACAAGCTTAAAAAGGAGGAATCCCATGCAAAAGTACTATGAAAACTTAGATGATTACACCGACACCCGCCCATCACGCTTGATGGAGTTTACCAAGCGGTTTCTGCCGGCAGTGATCTTTGTAGCCAGCATGATCGTGATTTTGGGAACATGTGGGGCGTTGGAAGTGATGTGAGAGGAGGTGAAGGAGTATGCGCAGCAAGTGGAAAGTATCGTCCCAGTTTATAGGTGATGAAAAGGTTTTTCAGGTCTATCGGTTAAAAGATATCAGCAAGGTGGATCATTCCGGGAACCGGGAGTATGCGGGAGAAGTTATTTATGACCAGAACGCAGCTTACGCAATAGCAGAAGGACTTAATAGCGGAGAGGAGATCCAGGAATCATGATGAAGAATGAGTTTGAAAAGCTCATCAGCAAAATGGTCAGTGATGAAGAATACAGCACCATTGAATATGTCTACACTTGGCACCCTGCCATTGATGACGTGAATGGAAAGGGCCAGATTGCAGACCTGTACAAGTATTATGGCATGACTGTCATTGAGGATATGATGGAAAGAGCTGGGAAGATGGAGAAGCTTGAGGGTGATTTAAAAGCGGCCCAAAGACAGGTTACTTTAGTTCAGGATCGGATTAAGGCATTGAGAGGAGAGCAACCATGAGCCCATTAAACTTCTATCATAGGTGTTTCACTGGCATGATCTGGGATTGCGGAACATCGCCTAAAGCTTATGGACAGATGCTGCAGAGAAAACGCCGCAGGAAGAAGGTGAGGAAAAAGAATGTGTAACTGCATGAAAGAACTGGAGCAGAAGTTTATAGAAAAATTAGGCTTTGAAGAAGCTAATGCCCCAGTAGAACTGTTATCTGGTAGAGCATATCTTTCCTTCGCAGTAAGGGAAGCGGGTAAAAATAAAACCAAGCAAATGCCCATGTTGCTATCAAAATGCCCGATTTGTGGACAAGAGTACGAAAAAAAAGAAACCCCAGGAGCTGCAACTCCCAGGGAATCAAGGTAACTCGTAAATATTATACCCCCCTATTATACATAGGGCTCAGGAGGAAATCAAGATGGATGAGTTTTTAAATTTAATTAGATCAGCTATTAAAGACATAGAGGCTCCAGTAATCATACGTTATTGCAAAGAATTTGGTCAGAATGGGAAGAAAACCCTAACAGTTGAAGGCCCGTATTCCGCTATTACCGCCAGTCTTTGTGAGCTGATTACAGAGGCAATCAAAAAGAATCCGGATAGGATCATGCAGAGATTCACCCTTGAATTGCTGTATGACGAGGTAATGCGTGAATTAGGGTTTAGCAAGGAGTAAGCCTATGGGAGGCGGATTTTTAGGGGGGGGGTAAACCATGTGTGAACGTGTCTTACTTACCCCACTTACCCCGGAGGAACAGGCCTTTGCAGAAGAGAATCACGATGCTCTGGATTGGTGTATGAGGACCCAGAAACTGGATCCGGATTTGTACGATGTAGCTGCGTTTGGGTATCTTCTGGCCGTAAAGAAATGGTTTGCCCGGCCTGACTTGCAGCGCTGGTCCTTTAAGACTATCGTTAGGCAATCTGTACGCAGCTCCCTCAGCAATGAACAAAGAAAACAGGATTGCCGCATTAAGACAATCAGTCTGGATGATGTGATCCCTGGTACCGATGCTCTTACCTATGGAGACACAGTGACTGGGGAAAATGTTAGGTATCTTACAGGAGGTAATGAAAAGATGGGAATGAAGATAAATTTTGATGTAAAGATTCCGGAAACGGCAAGGCTTGGGCGTACTCCGAGCGTTGAGATCGAAACAGTTGTTGAGTTTCTCGCTTCCACCCATAGAAACATGTGCTTTGAGTATGACAACGCAAAACAGGCAAACAGCAAGTCCTCTACTTTGAGGGCATGGAAGAAAAAAGAAAACCGAAACGATTTCAACATCTATAAGATGGCAGAGAGAATTTTTATAGAAAAGGTTTCTGCAAAAGAGAGGAGAAAAGGGAATGTCAATGAAAATAAATCAACTGGAAATTGAAAACGTAAAACGTATTAAAGCCGTAAAGATCGAACCATCTGCAAATGGCCTGACAATTATAGGAGGAAGGAACAAACAGGGGAAGACTTCCGTCCTGGATTCCATTGCTTGGGTGCTGGGAGGGGACAAGTTCCGGCCTTCACAGGCCCAGAGGGAACAGTCCGTAATCCCTCCGAACCTGCGTATTACTATGAGCAATGGCCTTGTTGTGGAGAGGAAGGGAAAGAACAGCGCCCTTAAGGTCACGGATCCAAACGGAGAGAAGGGTGGCCAGCAGCTCCTTAATGACTTTGTGGAGCAGTTCGCCCTTAACCTTCCGAAGTTCATGGAATCAACCTCAAAGGAAAAAGCTCAGATTCTTCTTAAGATCATAGGAGTAGGGGACAAGCTGGTTACGTTAGAGAGAGAAGAGCAGGAGCATTATAATGAGCGGCTTACCATTGGTCGTATAGCTGACCAGAAAGAGAAGTATGCCAAAGAACAACCCTATTATAATGATGCACCGGCGGAACTTGTATCTGCGTCAGAGCTCATCAAGAAACAGCAGGATATCCTGGCGCAGAACGGGGAGAACCGGAGAAAACGGGAAAGTCTCCATCAGCTTGAACAGGAAGACCAGAGACTTATGGAGCAGATCCAGGAGTTGCTGAAGAAACAGGAAGCAGTCCGGGCTGATCTTACCTTTGCCAGAATGGATGCCAAGGATTTAGAAGACCAGTCTACTGCAGAGCTGGAGCAGAACATTTCCGATATAGAGGAAATCAACCGGAAAGTACGGGCGAACCTTGATAAGGAAAAAGCGGAGGACGACGCCAAAGAGTACCGCAGGCAGTACGACCAGCTTACCAAACAACTTGATAACACACGTGATACAAAGAATGACCTTCTTAAAAAGGCAGCACTTCCTTTGCCTGGACTGACAATCAAAGACGGTGAGCTGGTTTACGAGGGCCAGCAGTGGGACAACATGTCCGGATCTGATCGACTGAAAGTATCCACTGCCATAGTTAGGAAGCTTAATCCGGAATGCGGTTTCGTTCTCCTGGACAAGCTGGAGCAGATGGACCTTGAAGTACTTAAGGAGTTTGGAGAGTGGTTGGAGGCAGAAGGCCTGCAGGCCATTGCAACCCGGGTAAGTACCGGGGAAGAATGTTCCATCATTATTGAGGACGGATACGTGGCAGGCCAGGAGCACCCACTCATGGAAGATAAGAAAACAGAATGGAAGAAAGGAGTATTTTAATGCAGATTATCAGAGGAAAATTACCGGGTGCTAAGAAAATTGTTGCGTATGGCCCGGAAGGAATCGGCAAATCAACGTTTGCTGCACAGTTCCCGGATCCGGTATTTATTGATACTGAGGGAAGCACTAAGGATATGGATGTGGCAAGGTTTCCGGAGCCCAGTAGCTGGACCATGATCTTGGAACAGGTTTCAGCGGTAATCCGGACACCAAGCCTTTGTAAGACTTTGATTATTGATACGGCAGATTGGGCGGAAATGCTTTGTACTATCAGTGTTTGTGATAAGAACCATAAGAGCAGTATTGAAGAGTTCGGCTATGGGAAAGGGTATACATATATTCAGGAGGAGTTCGGAAAGCTTTTGAACCTACTTACTGATGTAATAAAAGTCGGAATCAATGTTGTACTTACAGCTCATGCAAAAATGCGG